CCGAAGTATCCTGTAACATCGCCTGACCAAGATTTTCTAAATTTGAACCAGAATACCCTGTAGTGTCTAAATTTAATCCATCCGGTATATCCACTGTCATGTTCACAGCGTCAGGTGCACCGGACACATCGATGTGGATACGAAATTCTAGGGAATCGCCTACTTGTCTTTTCTCACCCGTGTAAGCAACATTGGTTACCCAAGAGCCAGTTGGCGTAAACGATTCCCAAGGTGTGACCTTGGCAGCTTCTGTGACACCGATTCTGAAATCAGTTCCAGTATGAACATCGTCTAAGAAAAAAGGTTGCGGCGAAGCCACAGTTGTTTCTAAGTGAATCCTGGGTGATGAACCACTCGGGCACCTGTGACCTAAATCAACTGTTTTCCACTCAGACGTTCCAGGTGTTAAAATCAGATTAACTGCAGCTGTTAAATCGTCACCACCGTTTACAACTTTTGCAGTCACGTCACCGTCAGCGCCACCAGTGTAGCGGTAGCTGAATCTAGTCAAACAAACTTTGTCGTTAAGAACATCTGGGATCACAACCGCATCTGGAAGAAGCGTTTGACCAGAAGCCGTAGGTGTCCATCTAGCTGACCCCGTTCCGTTACCAACTGGTGATGAAGTTTCTTGTGTAAGAGTGCCACCGGACTGTGTCCATGAGTTCACATTAATATCGAATGTTGGGTTAGCCACAACGTTGGTACCCTGTGACCCGCCAGATCCACTTCCCACTGGTCGCAAATCAGTACCGTCATCAAAGACAAGATTGTCCTGGTCTGTGTCGTAGTGAACCGTACCTTCTTTTCTAGTAAGCCCGGATAAAACAGCAGATGTCGCTTTACCAACCGTCATGCGCGAGGTGTCACTGGCTGTCCCAAGATCAATATCAGAATCTGTAATCTCAGAACTAGTAAGTGGCCCACCGTTAATCTGCACGTTCCCACTGTTGGCTTCGATTTGCATGTTCCCAGCGCCATCATTCGTGTCAAAGGTAATGACACATGTATCAGCCGTACCTGGTACGCAAAGTTTAACAACATCGTCTTCAATCTTTGCCCCCATGACGACACCAACCGTCATGGTCAGTAAAAATCCAGCGATTAAGTAGTGTAGTTTTTTCATTACCATGTCCCTTTCTAAAGGAAGTCTAAATTATTGATTCATCGTTCGCTGAACGTAGCGCATTGTCCCAACCGAGTTAGTTCCTGCAATATCGGTCGAGGTGTATTGTACCTGACCCGCTGCAGTAATAGTAAACACGATTCCCGCATCGTCAAACACAGAGGATACTTTGGCTTTCCAAGTGCCTGCGACTGGATCGTAAGTCAGGAACAATGTCCCTGTCTCATCCAACTCACTCGATGCAGTGTCTGATTGCCTGTGAATATCAAACTCTATGCGAGCCGATTTTATGTTATTACTGTCAAACAATAGCCCTGTCACATCAGCAGGTGCGGCCTGGTTATTGACCAGGGTGAAATTCGCTTGCACCCCGCCAGCTGCAACTTTTGAGTTGATAGCTGTTAGAAGCTGCGTCAGGTTCACGTTTGTTTGATCAAGTGTTTGACCAGAATCTAGTACCACGGCCACAATCTCTTCTTGGATCGCATTCATGATACTGTCATCGACTGTAGTTGCCGGAATGTTCAGCGACGGGTTACCATTGGTAAAAAGATTTCCTGGTGCAAACCCTGCTGCATCTACTCTTTTCAAATCATCACCTCTCTTTACTTAAAAGTAAAAGTTATGCAGCTATGAGCTGGCTTCAATCTTCTTAGTACACACTCAAGCAGCTCATTGCCGAACGTGGCCAGTGGCTGATTAACTGTGTTTTGTCCTACCTTAAAGGTCTCAAACGCTGTGGCTGGCAACTCTGCATTAAAGCAGTGAAGCCACCCTGGAACCTGCAGTTGATCACCAACTGTATTCTGCCCAACTCTGAAGATATCTCTGGGATTATCATAGTTTGTAAGATCATCCCCGACTACTGATCTTCCCACCTGAAACGATAAATGGTTCTCTACAGTGATGTCGAAACCGTATAGAGCACCGATTCCCTCGTAAAATTCAGCACTTAAACTGCCAATGGTGGCCATCTTCTGGATCACCTGGGCGCGGCGCTCTTCAATTGTCAGAATGGTGTCAGGCGTACATTCGTCAGGAATACCAAAAGTCGTCTCCCATTCTTCGATCAACTCAACTGTTTGATTCGGGTCTATCTCCCGCAAAAGATCTTCAGTTCTGTCACCGACCCTGCAAAACTCACCAGCGATGCCTGTAAGGAATGGGTGCTGCCTAACGTTCTCCCACGCAAAACCAGTTGGCAACAAGTTGCGTATAAGCTTCACATATTTGTCAAGAGCAGATGCCATTAAACTAGTGTCCCAAAGGTTAACGTTCCAAGAGTAATAAGCTGACCGTCTGTAGAAACCACATCAATTGTGGGAGATACCAGCACGTGGTCTTCTTCACCGTCCGCAACAGAAATTGATTCATTGATTTTTGAAAGTGACAGCCCGCCCGCATACGTTGTGCCTGCAGCTATCAACGTTGGGTCCACTGCACCCGATACCTGACCCTCACGAGCAAACAGCCCTTCAAGCTCAGCAGTTACAGCATCTCTCACTGCCTGAGTGTTTGGTTTTAAATTTATTGTCATGTCGACAACGTTAGCTATTGGAGCAAATACAACTGCATCGGCGGTCACTGGTTTTTTAACATTGACGTTGTCTTGAACTTCTTGCACCTTGGCGGCACTTGGGATGATCGGATCTTCACCGTCTTCAACAAACGACACACCAACTCCGCCTTCACCGAAGTACCCCGATGCCGTCCAATTTGGGAGAACCCATGCCCTTGTCACACCTGGAATTTCAAGCGCATATGACAGATAGTCTGTAACTGTGCCACCGCTTGGGGGCGTGCGTATGCGTGCGAGTACGCGAGCGCGAAGCGACTCGTCGGTTTCTTCATCTTCAGCTTCAGTATTAGTCGCTGTGACAGTGGCCGCAGAGTTCACACCTGATATGGGCGATACTAGGCTGACGCCTTCACCGTTGTCGAGGTTTCCGTTTGCGCCTGCAACAACTGCTGTGACCGCAACTGAATACACACCTCCTGCCACTGTGACAGCGGCGTCGGTGGAATACTGGGTGGCATCATCACGTTGAAAGAGCGTTCCGGCGGGGATTGTATTTCCATCTGTTCCAGTACCGTCGATTTGTAAGTTAGCAAATGTTGCTGCATTTCTTTGGAGTCCATAAACTGCCGCCCATCGTTCGAGGTAGATAGTTTCTGCTTGATCAGGAAAAAGCTGCTTAGATACAAACCTGATGTGGCCATGCAGTACGTGGCTAGCTCCTGCAATTGCAATTGAAAACGCTTCTTCAGTGGTTCTTTTTAAAATAGAAGTAATGTTCAGTGCATCGCGCATGTCACCTTTAACGCGCTCTACAATTGCTTGGAGTGTTGGTCTAGTAAACGCCATGACTTACCTTTTTAATGATTGCCCGTCCCAAAACATAGCCCACTTGTCTTCTTCTGTTTCACCCGGCCTTTTGATTGCTATTTCTATGCACACTCTATCAGTTTCAGCGGTAGCTACAACATCAACAGACTGAGCCACGCCGTCGTCTACCATCCACTGCAGGGCCTGCTGTGCCCTAACCTGCACTGACGCTGCAGTCTGGGTGGTTATTTTTCCCCTAGAAAAGGTCCATATTTTAGAACCTATTTTGTCACCTGGAGTCTCAAGAAACTCGTCCCCCCACCACCCACGCCTGGATTCCAGCCCTGCTGGCACCTCAGACTGAGCCACACGCTGATCTGTGAATAGAGAAATAAGGACAGCAGTCTCAAGACCACCATCCCTTTCTAACGAGTTTTCCTTGGTTAGGTTCAAGTCTATACCATTGTCGGTAACCACTAAAGCCAGATCACTCATAATATTGTCCCTGGATAGGTGCCTGCAGAACTACCACCTGTCACAGTAGTGCTCGTTGCTGACAAAGAAGTTAGCACCTCGAATATCCATTCAGCATCAGCTTCATAAATTTTGTCTGCTAAAACAGGATCATCGGGTGGGCCGCACGCGGCTTCCCGTTTCGCCTTAATGACTGCTTTAATTGATGCTACTGATAGTGCCAATTGTTACTCCGTAAAAGTTTTAGTTGATAACTCGCTACCGTTCAGCGGCACGGTAGGAGGTGTCGTGTTATAACCAGCGTTGCCCCCGTGAGTGTGTGAATTAAAAAATGACTGAAATACATTCCCTTTGATCACGGCCTCGGTTGCGTTCTGGCCCAGTTCAATCTTTGAAGCATGCAAATGGACTTCGCCATCGGTCTCTACAGTTATCTGTCCATCGACCTCACTTATTTTCACAAACCGCCCACTGGTAGTCGTGTACATGGCCACGTCGCCTTTGTTCAGCCCCTTCATGCGGCTCTTGCGGTCATCAATAGCGACTACTATGCCGTGGTCTCTGTTACCAAATGGGAATATTACAAGGGCCTCGGCCCCTTCTTCAGGCACTCCGGTGAAACCGTAGTTCTGGAATCTTTCTAGCCCCTCTAAAGTTTCATCAGATAGTGCATCGAGCTGAACAGTTTGAAAAGTAGTGGAATCGTCAACAGCTGCCGATACAACAGCGCGCACAACCATATTGCTGATACGCCGTTTCATAGGGTCAGTCATCTTAGCCACTATTTTTCTAACGTCATCAAAATCCAAGATTCTTCGACACCTGTTCTAGTGTGGACCCGAAGATGGTGGCATCCCACCCCGAGTCACGTTTAGGTTCATTATCTTTCTGAGGCTCTTGCTTAGAAAAAGAGTCTGCCCTTCCAAGCCCCAATATTGCCAACGTACCACGGCTTTTAGCCTGTACTAGATTCACATCAGTTATCAAATATTGTCCTTTGGTAAAGCCAATGAATGTCAGATCAGTGTCGACCAACTTGTTTACATCCCACAAGTTTCCAGCCTGATCATTCCACCCCTGCACCGTAACCCTCGCGATAGCAGACTTGGCTGCCGCCTGATTTGCTTCCCACGTAGCGCGTTCCTTAGCAGATGCATTGTCAGATGATTTCTCAGCCATAATGTATTTTGTGCGCTGACGTAACACGAGCGGGTCAAAGGCCACGCCGTTGATCGTGGCAGCATCTTTGGCGTTAACAAAGTCGTCACCTTGAATCTGACTCTTAACTAAGTACTTCTGGAACCTATCCGTCTCGTCAAAAGTCGACTCAGCGAATAAAACATTTTGACCTTGAAACAACCCAGATGTCACACCTATCGCGGCTTTTACCCCTTGCGCCAAGGGGCTAGCACCCAAAGGTGTCTGTTGTTGAGCTTCCCTACTGGTTATCACCAGATCACCCCGGCCATCAGAAGTAAGTAACACACCGCGCTCTTTAGCGAGTCTATCCAGCAACTCGAAAACAGTTTCACCTTGATTAACCACAACTTTTTTAATTTTCGTATTCGCTTCTGGCGTTTCGTCAATGACTTTGATGTCGAAATCTTGAGCGTAGACGGTGGCCACTTCTTGAAGCGTCACATCTTTGTATGTTGAGTTGACACCTATCGCTGCGGAGTCAATCAGATCACCAGTCTTACTTCTGCCGGACACCACAATGCTTCTGTCTTCATTTGATACGGTTGCGTTGAATTGTTCCAGGTGCCCAGTGATAATGGGGGGCGTAGAAGGGTCAATGTTAAACAGTCCGATCTTGACCTGATTACCTGGCATGATAGGGAACTTCTCAGAAGACTGTCGCCACCTGTCAGCAACATTCAATGTGAAACTTGGAGATAGTGAATTAATAGACTTAGCAATCGACACAGTGGTCCAGCCGTCATAGACCTTGCCCTGCACTTTTACCTGAACGGCGTCTTGAACCGGGATACCGCTCTGCAGTACCGGACCAAAAGCATCGTTAAGTACATTGTCGAGTATGCTAACCAAATTTTACAATCTCAATCTCGCCATCAATGAAAGCGGGGTTCTGAATTTTGTTTCTGTCAAGAACATCTGTCTCTCTGGCCACGTCACCGTATTCCTCATACACCAATACCAGTGACGGTGTTGTCTGCAGTAAGTTGATAACTTCAGTGGTACCTGATTCTTTTCTTGGATCTGGAATCAAATCGACATTTGATGCCTTCTGGTCAAGTAACGCCTGGAAGAGATTGTCATCAATGCCTTCAATGTTGAGCTGTGAATCAATGAAATCATTCAACTCGTTCCGCTGTGCAACCGCAGCATCTTCGCTAAAATAACTTTGATTGGCTGCGGCTTCAGAAGCTCGTAACATCGCATTTCGCCTGATCAGATCAATCAGCGCGTTGTTATTAATTTGCTCTTGTTCTTCAGTAGGCGTCAGTGGCGTCGATTCATCCTTTGTACCAAACACTAAGAGATCATCATATACAGAGACTTGTTCTGCTTTGTCACTCTTGGTGTTAATAGTCGAAGTGTCTTCTTCTTCAGTTGATGGGAGATCTTTTAAATCACTTAGTATGTCATCAACTGAACTGGCATATGCCGCCGGGTCTGACACAAGCAAGTTGTCTCCCTGGTCTTCAAACTCGTCCAGTTTTTTATTGATGTTAGCAAGTGCTTCCCCGTTGGCTTTTATCTTAGCAATAGATGCTTTGACACTATCTTGAAAATCTTTGGAAATAGCTTTGGCCGAATCAATTGCGTATCCAGGCAACCCGGAAAACGCTGCAGTGAGTGCAAATGCGTTTTGTACTTGTGCCACTGCAGCTACAATGCTTGTAACAAAGCTCGTGACCTTGTCAATGATAGCGAACACTACATTAGGGTCACCAGCTTCTACAAAGTTTAATTCAAATCTACAGATGCGGCCTTCAAGAGTGTCTTCACTGAAAGTGTATCCAGCAGGCTGCGCATCAATAAGTCCAAGATATGGGTGTATCAGAATACCTGGCTCGCGTGCTTCCATCGCACTGATAAGCGCGTCTCTAATGAAGAAATATGTGTCACCAAGTATGTGACCCCTGATCCGAAACC